AACGCAGACTTCTTGACTTGTTTGTCGATGTCTGCTCTGCGTAAGTTGACTTCCAATCACAGCAGTAGCCGTGTGGCGCCCGTTACGCGCTCGGTAGATAATTCCTCCAGAGGTTCTACCGTTAAGCGATGTCGCGTCTGCTTTCGAGCAGAGCGCGACGTCAAGGAAACGATCCACAATGGGTTGTTGTTGATTCGGGTCAGATACGGTCTTCCGTATTCTGAGCTACCGGACAGCAATCCTGGTGAACTTTCTCGTTTCCTCTCTTTTCTTTTGCTACAGGGTAAGGAGCGGACCTCTGTAGCTTTTCCTCGTCGCCAGCGACGGGGAGAGAATGGTCTCTGTTCGCTACAGAGACTGTGTAGAAGAGATCGGTGGGGGCTTGCCCACTCCGTTTCCTCGATTAAACGCAACCTGCCAGCAGGCTGCTCGCTACACACTCCGTCAGTACGTTCTCAGTGGGAAGAGAACGTACTCTCTCAACCTCCCCCTTCATCCCCCGAGTATCTTGCTCACGTTCGGCGTGTAGCGACTCGGGTATTCCCTGCCGGGTGGGATAGGAGCTACAACGACTTCGTCGGTCGTCATGTTCCTAATCCTACTGCGAGAGAGCCTAAGCGATCTCGTGCCGACCGCCTTTGGGCCGGTCGTAGGGATGATTTCTTTAACTGCGCGACGAAGGAGAGTGAGCTTAGCAGCACATTCTTCGCGCGTTACAAAGAAGTCCAGTCTGCGGGCAAGAAGCGTCCTCTTCTCATCTTTGATGAGCGAGTTGACCTTCTTGCGCCAATGCATAGTTTAATGTACCACACATTGGGCAAGCAAGACTGGCTTCTCTGCGGTCCACCGACCGAAGAAAGGATGACATCTGTCCTTGTTAACGAATACCAGACTTCTGTCGATCTGGTAGCGGCAACTGACGGTCTTCGCCACGACGTGGCTGAGACGCTCCTCGACGCGCTCTTCTTCACTTCTGTGAAGATTCCTCGTTCCCTTCGGTTGTTAGCGAAGGGTTCTCTTAGCCCTGTTTTTCAGGCTGAGGATGGCGAGTTGAAGCGAGTCCGCCAAGGACAGATGATGGGGTCCTACCTTTCCTTCCCCCTTTTGTGTCTCCAGTCTTACTGCGCCGCCTCCTGGGCGGCGCGGTTTGATAGTGGAGCCCGTTATATCGTGAATGGAGATGACTGCGTCATTTCGGCATCACGGTATGTCACTGTGCGGGACTACCCTTCTGGGTACCGACTCAACGATGACAAGACAATACGGGCTATGAACGTGGCTGAGGTCAACTCTACCGCGTATCTTAGACAAGGTGGGAAATGGCGCGAAGTACGCCATTTAAGGAGAGGAGGAGCTCTTACCGATTACTGCGGCATGATGCATATGGCGAAAGCCGTTACATCTGCTCAGTGCTGGGTCGACGCCTATTCTAGGTGCCGGATCGGTAGGAGATGGGGTTTCCTCCCTTCTCAGCTTGGCCATTATGGCTACCCGGCTCATTTGAGAGAGTCGGGCCTCAGGGTGCGTAGAACTTATACGCCCTTGCCTGAACCGGTCGTTGACCGTTCGTTTCCTGAGGAGCTGCTAGTGATCACCGGAAGGGATCCTAGCCCGTGTGAGGCCGAGGCTTTGCGGTCGTCTTTGTGGACACACGGGAGAATGGGAGGTTTGAAGAGAGACGTATGGAATCCGTCCTGCGGTTCCGTACGTCGGACTTACTCTTATCGTAAGCTCAAACGAGTGAGTGCGCTTTCTTTTGTCTGGAAGCGTCCCGCCTACAAGGCGGAAAATGAGCGGGGTTGGTTTGTCGTTCCTGCGACTTACCAATCTGACGAAGAAAGGAGAGGCCTAGATGAGTTGTCCCTTTTTAGGAGCAACTGGGACGCTGGCTTTGTTAGCCTTTGTCCTCTGGACGTCTAGGGATGAGTTCCGTGGGAACCACATCGTTTCTGGTCGGTCGTGTGTGGACGTAGTGAGCCTGTGGTTAACGGCGGGGCCAGCCCTGTAGGTCGTAACACTCGTGGAGGAATCTATCCCTTTGAGCTCAATGAGTGTATTAGGGTTACGAGACCACGGTGCGTATCTTAGCGCCTTAAATTGCCGCACAGGAGTTGCAGTTAAAGAGTGAGTGATTCTCCCGAGGGAGATGATCAGTGGCGGCTTAAAATCCGCGGTCGGCTAAGTCAGTGCCGATATTCTTTACACGTAACTACGAAAGCACGTCGCGGGGCTACTTCCAGAGTAGCAGGGCGACCGAAGGTGAGTCTGTTTATTACCGCCGGGGTAAGAACAGTCGCGAAAGGTCCGAGGTTTGAACAAATGAAAACTAGTGGTGTGGCGCCTCTTCGGAGGGTGTGCTGCCTGCCTTCGGGCAACTAGCCAGTAAGAGTAGCTTCCTCGGTTTACCGAGTAGCAATAGCTCCACCTAGC